ATGAGTTCAGTATTGGCAGCTAATCCTGATAAAGCAGTTAGGGATATGAAAAAGAGATTGGATAAAACAATCAAAGATGTTAAGAAATCAGGTGATGTTAAGAAAATTAACAAACTTAAATTAGAACTCCAAAGATTAAACGCTATTGGTGGTACGGATAAGATAGTTCCTAATGAGGGTATCGTATTTGTGTATGGTGGTAAGACTTTTAAATTGACTGGAACATTCGCACCACTCAATCAGATACTCGGTTTATTTTACGAATAGTAAAAAATCCAATACTTATATATATGAATATATAAGTTACAAAATATGGCTGAGAAAAAATTCAATAAAAAATATATGCATCCAACTCGTAGGAAGTTGGTAAATATGATTCAAACTGGAGAATATCAAAAAGATACTCAAGTTTCATTATCTGGTATTAAAGAAACTACCAAAAGAAATATTGGTGATATTTGGGAAGAAGATGGTGTTGTTTACGAACAAAAATCATATGGTAAGGTAAAACAATCTAAATTATCAAACGAACTTTCTAAAGTTAGAAAGTATTTAGAAGAACAATCCAAATGTAAATCAGATGATTGTGAAACCAATAACTATTCAAACGCAGATAAAAAGCTAATAAGTAAAACTACATTTTGTGGAGTTTGTTTAGCTAAAAAAGAACAACAAATTAAATTAGATGGGTTGTGGAAAGAATATGAAGAATATAAGATATATTCTAATATGGCTGCTTATGGTACTGATACAATGGAAAAGTGGAATCAAGCATTACACGAAGTTTCCAATATTCACGAATACATCAACGATGATGGTTCAGTTGAGAAGTGGGCATCTAATGAAGATGTACAAACACTAAGAGCTCAGATTGAAAAAGATATCGAAAATGGTAAAAAAGAACTTACTGAAGTTATAGAAAAAAGAAATACAGCCTACATGAAATTAAAACCTATGAACTATGAATTGGTTAAAGAAATTTGATTTAAAGACTATACTGATAATGGCACTATGTGTAGTGTTATTATTTAGAAGTTGTGGTGGTGATGAAGAAGAAAAAGAAATAATAAGCGTAGATGGTAAAGATTACGAACTGTTAGAACAAAAAACAGATACCATATATGTGGAAAAGGAAGTTAAAGTAACAAAGTATGTACCAAAGTACATTACAAAAGAAGTAATTAAAGAAGTGGAAATACCAGTAGATGTAGATTCACTTGCTATTATTAAAGATTACTTTTCAAAGATAACAGTTAAAGATACATTAAATTTAACATATGATTTTCCAGAGGTAGTTACCGATTCATTGGGTAACAAACCAAGTGGAGATTTGGGATTTGGTATTCTAACTGATGTCATTTCACAAAACTCAATTGAATCTAGAGAAATTGATTGGTTCTTTAAGATTCCAACTGTATATAATACAACGATTGTGAAAGAATTACCAAAGAATGAATTCTATTGGGGATTAAACGGAGGTTTCAATAAAGATGATATTATTAGTAATGTTGGAGCTGGGTTAATCTTAAAAAATAAAAAGAATAATTTATTTCAATTAGGTTTAGGTATTCAGAATAATTCTAATACCTCACAATTAGCACCATTTATTAGTGGTGGTATGTATTGGAAAATAGGAAAAAAATAAATTTAGTTTGGCTAATAAAAAACAATCATTAAAGCAGATAATAGCATCGGAGTACAAACGATGTGCATCTGACCCTATTTACTTCATGCGAAAGTATTGTATGATACAGCATCCAGTAAGGGGTAAGATTCCTTTTCAATTATATCCATTTCAAGAAACTACATTGGTAGATTTTAAAGACCATAGATATAATGTTATTCTTAAATCAAGACAAACTGGTATATCAACTTTAACTGCTGGTTTTTCATTATGGAAGATGTTATTCAATGATGACTTTAATTGTTTAGTAATTGCAACAAAACAAGAAGTAGCAAAAAACTTAGTAACTAAGGTTAGGGTAATGAATTATTATCTTCCTTCTTGGTTAAAACTAACAACAGTTGAAGATAACAAACTATCTTTAAGATATTCAAATGGTTCTCAGATTAAAGCAACTTCAGCTGCTAGTGATGCTGGTCGTTCTGAAGCACTATCTCTTTTGGTATTTGATGAAGCTGCATTTATTGATAAGATTGAAGATATATGGATATCGGCTCAATCTACATTATCAACGGGTGGTAACGCAATTATTTTATCTACTCCAAATGGTGTAGGTAATTTCTTTCATAAAACTTGGGTAGGTTCTGAAGATGGTACAAATGGATTTAACAATATTAGATTACATTGGAGTGTGCATCCAGAAAGAGACCAAAATTGGAGAGATGAGCAAGAAGTTTTATTAGGACCAAAGGGAGCAGCACAAGAGTGTGATTGTGATTTTGTTTCTTCTGGTGATTCGGTTATTGACCCACAAATACTTCAATTTTATAAAGAGACTTATGTACAAGAACCACTTGAAAAAGGTGGTTTTGATGGAAACTTATGGAAATGGCAATTTCCTGATTATACAAAAACTTATATAGTTGTAGCGGATGTTGCCCGAGGAGATTCTTCGGATTATTCTGCTGCTCATGTTATAGATGTTGAGGCATCGGAACAAGTAGCTGAATATAGAGGTAAGTTAGATACCAAAGATTTTGGTAATTTCTTAGTATCTCTATCAACTGAATATAACAATGCATTGTTGGTTATTGAAAACGCAAATATTGGTTGGGCAACTATTCAACAAGTGATTGATAGAAACTATGGAAACCTTTATTATATGAATAAGGATTTAAAGTATGTAGATATAGAACATCAACACTCAAATAGATACAGGTCACAAGATAAAAGTATGGTTGCTGGATTCTCAACTACTTCAAGAACAAGACCTTTAATTATTTCTAAGTTAGAAGAGTATGTTAGAGAGAAATCAATCATAATACGTTCAGTTAGAACTATTGATGAATTATTTACATTTATATGGATGAATGGTAGAGCTGAAGCTATGAGGGGTTACAATGATGATTTAACAATGTCATTAGCTATTTCACTTTGGGTAAGAGATACTGCTTTGAGATTAAGACAAGAAGGTATTGATTTAACCAAAAAATCAATAGATGGTATATCTTCATATACTTATAGTGGGGTATATGGAAGTAACAATGATGATGAGAATCCTTGGCAGATGAAAGTTGGTGATGAGATTGAGGATTTAAGTAAATGGTTATAAATTAAAAGTTTTATATTTATATAGTATAGGTTAATTATAGGATTAATAAATGGAAAATTACTCAGAAGAACTTTACAATGAATTTAAGTTATCATTGGATGAAAGCATCGAAGAATATGATGTTGAAAACTATGATGATTTAAAGGAGTTTATTCACTTTCTAAAAAATATGAAAGAGGGTATTAATGAAGCCGAATATCAAGGTAGAAAGGTAAAACTTAATAAACCAACAAGAGGTGATGTTAAGAAGTTTAAAGTGTATGTAAAGAACCCAAAGGGAAATGTTGTAAAGGTAAACTTCGGACATGGTGGGACATCGGCTAAAAAAGCAGGTGAGAAAACAATGCAGATTCAGAAAGATATTCCATCAAGAAAAAAGGCTTTTAGAGCCAGACATAATTGTGATACACCAGGACCAAGACATAAGGCTAGGTATTGGAGTTGTAAAGCATGGTAATAAAATTAGGATATATCAAATATTTTTTGTATCTTAGTTAGATTATAACATAAAGAAAGTATAAATGGCAGAACAACAAAATAGTTCATTTTTCGATAGATTAACGAAACTCTTTTCCACTCAAGCAATCGTAACGGTTGATAAAGAGGGAAAGAGAAAAGTAGTTGATACCGATGATAGACAACAAGGTACTAATCTTATGAATTTAAGAGATAGGTACACAAAACTACAAAGGTCTTTTGCATCAGATAATATGGCAGCTCAATCAATGGCTTACCATCAAGTTCGTAGAGAACTATTCAGAGATTATGATGCAATGGATAATGACCCAATTATCTCATCAGCATTAGATATATATGCAGATGAATCAACATTAAAAAATGAATTTGGAGATGTTGTACAAATCAAATCAAAAAACGAAAAAGTAAAAGATATATTAGAAAATCTTTTCTATGATATTCTTAATATAGAATTTAACCTATGGTCTTGGACAAGAAATATGGTTAAGTACGGAGATTTCTTTTTACTACAAGAAATACAACCGGGTGTTGGTATTATTAACGTAAGACCACTTCCAGTTTACGATACTGAAAGATTAGAGAATACTGATGAACGTAATCCCAACTATGTTAAGTTTAAAGTAAATAATGACCCAAATGGTAAAGGTGATTATGAAAACTATGAAATAGTACATTTCAGATTGTTATCAGATACAAACTTCCTTCCTTATGGAAAAGCAATGATTGAAAATGGTAGAAGAATTTGGAAACAAGTTTCTCTTATGGAAGATGCTATGTTAATTCAT